CATAATCTTAGCTGCGTGCCAGCTCGCCACATAAGCCGATCGCAGTCCAACATTAAGTATATTTTGAGCATTTAATTCTTTATCCCAAAAAGGCTTTTGCTCTATGAGCTGATGATGAATATAAGCCCTACATCCACTGCTTGGAAGGTGGTGCAGTTTTATTTATTGGTGATAAATCATATGATGTTGGTGGCGTTTCTCAGCGCCTAGCAATTGAAATTATGTGTCGCCATTATTTGAAAAATGGAAATGAAAAAATCAGATGGCGCACAGTAATGGATGAAATCAATCCTGATTCAGATTCCAGAGCTCGTGATCTTTTTAGAAAAAGCCAAATATCAGATTTAATCCAATCAAAAAATGGCTTCGTTTGGTTTAAAACCGAAGAAAATTCATAAAAAAATCAAAAAAATTTAATTCCTCCCGAATCTCCCCCTTTGCTCCCCCCGATCTCCCCCTGACCATAGTTCTAAAGTTACCTTAGTTTTTTTATTAACTAACTAATGGTTTCTCAACATGACTGAACAACTACTTCTATCAGAAAAATCCTTAGCAAGGAAATGGGGAATTTCTCATAAAACTTTGCAAAGGTGGCGTTGGCTCAAAACGGGCCCTGCTTACATCAAAATTGGTGGCCGTATCAGATACAGCACCGATTCAATCAAGTAATATGAAGATAGCAATCTTCATGGGTCTCCTACTCCTCCGACTTCTCCAATATCAACTTCAATTGCATAAAACTATGAATAACACGATAACCATAGATTCTGCTCGTAATATCCCAATTGGGCAATTATCCGAGCTACCAATAGCAACTTTAGTTTCTTTACAAACAGATGCTAATGATAATCTTGATAAAGCCAAAAGGCTTAAAGATTGGCTAGATTCTGCCATATCTCTTAAATATCAAAACAAAGCAACTCAAACCAGAGAATTTCAAGATAAGGTAACTGGCACAATCCACTTTAATGATGGCAATTTTAAGGTTACTTCAATTATCGCCAAAAAAGTTGATTGGGATCAATCAAAACTTAAAGAGGCAATTTCTCAAATCAAGGAACATGGCGACAATCCTTACGAATATGTAACCGCTACTTATAAAGTATCAGAAACTAAATTCACTGCTTGGCCAGAGCATATTAAGAAATTCTTTAGGCCTGCCAGAATTCTAAAAACAGGCAAAGAAACCTTCAAAATTGAAGAAATTAAGGAGGTTGGCCATGAGTAAATTACCGATAATTAGCGCCGATGAGCGTTTAAAAGAAAATCGTGGCATAAAGGGCTGCATTTTCGGTAAATCAGGAATTGGCAAAACTAGCTTACTTTGGACTCTCGATCCTAAAGCAACTCTTTTCTTTGATTTAGAGGCTGGTGATCTAGCTGTTGAAGGATGGTCTGGCGATACAATTCGACCAAAAACTTGGGAAGAATGTTGTGATTTTGCAGTATTCATTGGTGGGCCAAATCCTGCACTTCGCCCTGATCAAAAATACTCTCAAGCACATTTTGATTCAGTTTGTCAGAAATTTGGTGATCCAAAATCACTCGACAAATATCAGACAATTTTCATCGATTCAATAACTGTAGCGGGTCGCCTTTGCTTCCAATATTGCCAAGGTCAACCAGAAGGCATCTCAGATAAAACGGGTAAAGCTGATACTAGAGGAGCTTATGGTTTACATGGTCGTGAGATGATTGCTTGGCTTACTCATCTACAACATACCAGGGCCAAGAATATTTGGTTTGTCGGTATTTTGGATGAAAAGCTAGACGACTTCAATCGCAAATATTTCCAACCCCAAATCGAAGGATCAAAGACTGGTTTAGAACTACCAGGCATTGTCGATCAGGTCATAACCATGACCCAAATTACCCCTGAAGAAGGTGAGTCCTATCGAGCATTTATTTGTCAGACGCTCAACCCTTATGGCTATCCAGCAAAAGACAGATCAAGGCGACTAGAAGTAACTGAAGAACCTCATTTAGGCAAGTTAATGACCAAAATTAAGTCAGAGGCAAAACCGATCAATGAGCATCTTCAATACAACAATTTCAATAATATTAACTCTAAATAATAAAAACTTATGTGGAACGATTTTAATAATTCAGATAATCAACAATCTTTTGACGTAATCCCTAACAACACTCTAGCTAAGGTTAGAATGCAAATCAGGCCTGGTGGTTATGACGATACAAGTCAAGGCTGGAATGGTGGATATGCAACTAAAAATGATAATACTGGTTCAATTTATCTATCTTGTGAATTTGTAGTCACCGAGGGTGAATTTGCTAGAAGAAAGATTTGGAGCTTAATTGGGCTTCATTCAGAGAAAGGCCCTGAGTGGTCAAATATGGGGAGAAGCTTTATCAAGGCAATTCTTAATTCTGCCAAAGGATTTAAAGAATCTGATATTAGTGAAGCTGCTCAAAATGCCAGAAGAATTAAAGGTCTTGCTGATCTTGATGGCATTGAATTTTTGGCAAAAATCACAGTTGCTCAGGATCAAAATGGTAATGACAAAAATGAGATAAAATTTGCCATAACTCCTGACCATAAGGATTATGCCAAATTAATGGGAAATATTTCTCATAATCCTCAGCAGAGTAAACCTACCCAAACTCAGCAGCCAAATAATAATCGTCCTGCTTGGGCGCAGTAACATATTAAATTAAAGGGATAATTTAAAATGATACTCAGACCAAGACAGGAGGAATTTGTAAAAAAGAGTGTTGTCGCTTTGAAGGAGCATGGCAACACTCTTGGCATAGCCCCAACAGGAGCTGGCAAAACCATATTATTTTCTGCCGTTACCGGAAAAATCATAAATAAGAAGCAAAAGGCATTAATTCTTGCTCATAGAGATGAATTAACTTCGCAAAATCAAAGCAAGTTCCTGCGGGTTAATCCTAATATTTCTACATCAATTTTTGATGCCAAAGAGAAGTCTTTTGATGGTCAGGCGGTTTTTGCAATGGTTCAAACATTGTGCAGGCAAAACAGTTTGAGCCAGATTCCTAAAATTGATTTTTTGGTAATTGATGAGGCGCATCATTCAACCTCTGATTCTTATCAACGAATTATCGCTCAAACAAAAAAGATAAACCCAAATCTTTTAATTTATGGCGTAACCGCAACGCCAAACAGAAGTGACAAGAAAAACCTATCTGGCGTTTTTTCCAATGTTGCTGATCAGATCAGAATTTCAGAATTAATTACACAGGGACATTTAGTGCCACCAAAAACCTACATTATTGATGTTGGCACGCAAAAGGATTTAGGCAAAGTCAAAAAGACTGCTGGTGATTTTGACATGAGTGAGGTGGAAAAAATCATGAATAAATCACCTATCACTGATGCGGTTTTTAGTAAATGGCAGCAATATGCTTTCAGCAGAAAAACAGTAATATTTTGCTCAACTGTTAAACATGCAATTTCTGTAGCTGAAGCTTTTAACAATAATGGTGTTAAAACATCTCTAATTCATGGTGGATTAAGTGATAGTGAGCGCAAAATTGCCCTAGCTGAATATGAAAAAGGCAACTCCCAAGTAATTGTAAATGTATCAGTTCTAACCGAAGGTTGGGATTATCAACCAACTTCATGTGTTGTTCTGCTTCGTCCCTCATCATTTAAATCTACTATGATTCAGATGATTGGCAGAGGGCTTCGAGTAATTGATACTGAGATTTATCCAGATATTACTAAAGAGGATTGCATAATTTTGGACTTTGGTACATCAAGCCTAACCCATGGCTGTTTAGAAGTTGATGCCAATTTAGAGACAAGAAAAAAATCAGAAAATAAGAAAAAACAAAATAATCAAAAAAGCTGTTTTGAGTGCAATGCTCTTATTCCATCCGCTTCAAAAGAATGTCCATTATGTGGTGCTGATTTATCGGTAAGTGAGGAAGAGGCAAAATCAGAGCTAACTGATTTTGAAATGACTGAAATTGATCTGCTCACCAAAAGATCAAATTTCAAATGGTGTGATTTATTTGATGATAGTTCCTCTTTCATGGCATCTGGTTTTAACGCTTTTGCTGGAGTTTTTTTCTTAAATGATAGTTGGAACGCCATTGGTGGTAGCGAAGTTTTTGGAATCAAAATAATAGCTAAAGGATCAAAGCAAATATGTCTAGCTAAAGCTGATGATTTTCTAAATGAATATGAAACTTATGAGAATGCCTATAAATCCAAGAAATGGTTAAATGAACCAGCCTCAGTAAA